TGAAGTGAAGAGTGTCCTGAATTACCTGTATCTAATTTTGCTATATATGGTATTCCTTCAATTTTCACATTCTCTACCACACCCGCTTCATTTACACTTATTTCCCAATTAGATTTATCTGATATGTATTCTACAACATTATCAATTAATTCTTGCCCACTTACAGTTGAACTATCTCCTGCTGAATTATAATAATTAGTATAGATATTTGATGAACCAGGAGAACCATTTAATTCTAACACATATGGTTGTTCATTAACTAAAAGGTGGTCAACAGCTACATAAAAAGCACCTGATGTTTTTGCGGCTTTCAATACAATTTCTTTTTCAATATCTGTAAGTTCATGTGGTTCTCCACTATTACCTAGTGCCAGATTTGTTCTAAAATCAGAAGAACCTCGTATTCTTTTTGCACTAGCTATAATTTTACCATCAAGAACTAATGTACGAACATCAAATTTTACCTCAAAGTATTCTTGAATAATAACTTCCGCATCGTATTTCCAAAGAGATTGTAAAACTGATTTTAGAGATTGATATGAATCTACAATTGAAACACCAATCCCTTCAGCACCTGTAATTGTTTTTATAACCACTGGAAACTGTCCACCAATCTTATTTAGAGCAGTATCAATATTTCCAGTTGATGGAACATATGCAGTTTTTGGAATGGGAATTTTTCTTCGTTCCAATTCAATCATAGAAGCAAGTTTATTTGAGCAAAATTGCATAGACTTATAATCATTTACGGCAAATACACCATAATTTTCCATTATACGAATAAGTGCAGAACCCACTTCCGTTTTAATTGCACTTCCCCTTACAAAACAAATAGTATTTCTTGGATTTATAAATAAAACATCACCTTTTCCATTATAATTTTCAATTGTTAAAGAGTTTTTTTCATTTTGTGTTGTAGCGATAAATGCATTTTTGGAACGTATTGCATAGAAAGGTAATCCAAACTTTTCACAAGATTTTTTTAATTTACCAATTGTTCCTTTGGAATCGGAAATCATTGATGATAATACCAATACCGTTGGAATATGTTTATTCTTCATTTGTTCTTTCATAATAATTTCAGAAACTAATGGTTTTATACTTAATGATTTTTTCATATTATTCGATACGTTACTTTTCATCTTGTAGGAAATTAGAAATATATCCTGATAATCTATTTGCTTCTGCTGATAAATAAGCTAATTGGTCTTGTTTCAATTGTTTTGGTTTCTTTACCCAATCTACACCCAAAGTTCCCATAAACTCATTTGTTCCTAAATTAAACAAAGCAAATGTATAAGATGCTCTCGTACCTACTGCTTCTGCACCACCCTTCAATCCAAATGTTGCTATTGTTTCATCTTGAAAATCTGCTATAAATATGCTACCATTTTTTAGTAATTCATCAAACGCTCTTGAATATAACGAAGCAGGTATGTTTCTAAATGTATGTGCTACCGGTGATACCCCACTTACATTTACTTCGTGGAATATAGAAAACTTTTGTATTGATTTAGAGGAATGTAAAAACTTACCACCATTGTGGAATTGAGAAATCCAAACCCTATCAGCACCCAATGTATCCATTATTGTTTCTATTTCCCTATCTATTATACAACTCTTTACAAGCTCTGCTTTTACGGGGTCATTGATTGCTTCGGGTTTGGCAAGCTTTAACTTTGCCCACTCAACAACAGTAGGACCTATTGCGGATATTATAAATGCTGTAGCAATACTTGCAAACAATTCTAAATTAGTCATTATCAGTTTTCGTTATTTCCTTTGTAATATTCATTTATTGATTGTAGATAATCACTAGCTAATGCTAAATATGATTGAACCCACGCTGGAACATCGAAGTTGTCTCCTTTTGAATCTAATATTTGTTGTATGCTTGTTGCTGCTTCTATTGCTGTTTTAGTTTGACCTTTAGCCATTCCACTTTCATCTGCCTCTGTTCCTGTATCTTCCACCACTACATTTTCAGTCTTTATCTTTCTCTTCTGTTGAATTATGCTTTGTATCTGTGAAAATATACTTTGTATATCCTTATCTAATTGCTTTTCATCTGCACTCATTGGTGTTGTAATATCTACATTAGAATAAAGTTTCTTCTTTTTAGAAATTAGAACATCTACCTTTTTAATTAAATCGTGTCTTACTTTATCTAAATCCTTTATAATATCAACCGGGTTCGTTGATGCTTCGTTTACCGATTCATATTTAATCATATCTGAATTAAATTTTTCAAAATTCTTTCTTGCCCATTTTACGGCTTCCTCGTATGAATTGAATTTAATCCTATCTTGCTTAAATCCTTTTTGCTTATTTAGGTAATCAATATAAACTTTTTCTTCTTTGATTACACCTTCAATTCTCAATCTATCTGTAACATTGGTTACTTCATCATATCCAAAATTTCTTAATTCATCCTCAATATCTCTTCTATTTGCTTTTGGGTCTTTACATATAAGAGTTCCTAACTTCTTACGGGTAAATGAACCACCTTTATCCCAAAGAGACATGATTGCTTTGTAGTGCCAATCGTTAGTAGTTACTTCGGTTACTTCTTTCTTTGGTGCTTCTGCATTTGCATCTGCTTTCTTTTGTTGAATACCAATTTGGTCTGCAAAATCATTTGATATTTTAACCAAATCTTTAATTGGCATATCAATTACTCTTACATTCATCATAGCAGGTTTACCACTTGCCACTGCCGCCGATGTAACTGCTGCCCATCTGTGATGTCCATCTAATACATACCCATCGTTGGATACATAGATTGGTGCAGTAATCTTTGGATGATTAGGTTCTGTTTCTAATGCCTTTGTCATACCTGCTACCTTTGCTCCAACCAATTCAGTTTGAGTTGCTTTCAATTGGTCTGCTGGTACTTCTTGTGGTTCTGATACTGCTACACCATTTCTCTTTAATAGAACTTTGAATTGTGCTTCCGTATCCACTTCACCATCACTATTTTTTGGTAATTTATCCGCGATTGAACCTGGCTTTGCGTATCCTTTGAATTGTGGCATTTCCTCACGAGGAATACCTTTGTTTCCTTTACAATATAAGTTAGTACCAGGAATAGTAATATCACATAGATTAAAGTTTGGTGCTTTCTCACCTTTTGCTTTAGCTTCATCTGCTGCTTTTGCTAATTGGTCTATCTTCATAGATACCATACTACGGAACTTTTGTGGAATATCTTTGATGTGTGATTGTTTATCTACATCTAATTCAGGTCCTTTGGTTGGTTCTGCTTTTTGAGAATACTTTGAGATTATATCCTTTGCATATTTGTTACCAGGATTACCAACTACCGCAGTCATAAAATCCATAGGTTTTAACTTTTTGGATTTCAAATCATCTGCTACTTTTGATAGGTTTACACCATTCTCATCTGCCCAACCTGCTACTGCTTGTGCTCTTAAACCAGTTGTGGATGCAATACCGTTTACGGTTGCCATACCATCTACTTTGGGTTCTGCTTTTACATCTCCACCATTATCAGCTTTAGCTTGTGCTATATCACTTGCCGATGGTTTTGAATGGATTGTTGGATTAGCTTTTTTTACTGAATATACATTACCCGTCTTTTTATTCTTTACTATTGTATCTTCACCCAAATCAATTGGCTCACTTACTAATGCTCTTTCAAAGGCGTTTTCTGCTCTATCTACCAAATCTTGGTAATGTTGCATCTCTTTATGTATAGCTATTAGTTGTGGTTTTAATTTAGATTTTATAGTTACATCCCCAACTTTAAATTGATTGATAATAGCTAGTTGCTCTTTCTCTTTCGCTTGGTATTGTTGCAATGCCCTTTGGTATAGCTCGGATGCTTTCTTAAATGAAGAAGATATATTTGCCATTTAGTTTATTTTAATGTTAGTAAGTATTTTGTTTTATTACATTTGCCCATCAACTCCTCGCGTAAGTTTAATAAGTCTGTATCCTTTCTTGCATCTAATACATCTGTAAGATTGATTGCTTTTTCAATCATATCATCAATTGCAGTTATTACATTAGCATCGCTGATATTTACAAAATCATAAGATAAACCAGCTACATCAACTCTACCATACTTACCCATAGCCGTTTCAGTAAAGTCATCAACCAATTCCGTTATAGCATCAAATGCTTCACCTAATGCAACGTGCTTTGCATAGATTTTAGTTTGCCAATGAAAAAACTTCAATGCATTTGAAAAGTGTTGTGTATCTGCTATATATTGTTGTAAATCTTTATTTTCCATTATCTAAAATTGTTTCTAGTTATCTTGCTTATTAAATCGTAATCTTTTTTATCTAACTTTTGTTTTAAAACCTTTGCAAAATCTACTGTTCTTGGATGGGATACTGCGTGTTTAATATCCGCATCACTTTCTAACTCTTTTTCTAATTGATTTATTCTACTCATATTCTTTAATGAACTCCAAGCATTTTTAACACCCTGAATGATACTCTTTATACCATTCATTGTTGTATCCTTTGTTGATTTTAAGAACTCACCAATCATATATCTAATTAAAAATCTTAAAAAGAAACCAGCACCTATCACACCAATCATTTGTAATCCATTCATTACAATATCCGATATACCTTCATTTAGTTTAGATTCGGTTTGAACTTTTTTTTTTAAAATAGCTCTAACACTTTCTTTGATTTCTTTAACCGATTGTCTTTCGTAGTATAATTCTTTAAGTGAATTGAATACTTGCTCATCACCCTTTACACCTTCTCTCCATCCACCACCTTTCTTCTCATACATTTTGATGCGTTCAACAACAGGTCTTCCTTCACATACCTTACCAGTTGCGTTCCAAAGGACTCTGTTAGTTGGTAGTGGGAAATTCTTTTGAGTTCTATTGTTTGGTAAATCTTCGATAGATGCCATTACTGCATTTTGATTTACATCTGCTGATTCGTTTTGTAATTTATCCCAAAACTTATCTACATATGGTTTTAATTTTGCGTAGTGATTTGGATTTTTATCATAATCTTTTTTAGGGACAATTATAAATTCTGGATTTAATTTGAATTTAGAACCAGCTGGTCTTCTTACTTTGAATTTATCCCAATATATATCACTTAAAGAACTAGGATTCATTGCCCAATAAACTGCTTCAAATTGCCCTTTATAAAATGCATAAAATACATTATTAGGATTTCCGGTTTTAATTTGCTTTTCGTTATTAGTTAGTTCGTTTATTGATTCAGTTCTAAAACAACCACAACTTGCATCGTATGTTTTCATAGTATTTTCAACACTAACACCCGGTACTACTGCAGATGGTAAATCTTCATCTTCCAAATCTATTTTGTTTTCCTTCTTAACGTGTGCAGGTAATCCTTTGTGTTTTGTAGATGCGAAATCCTTCGCTGCTTTATCAGTCATTGAATCAGCTGCTTTTTCTACTTCGTCTGATGGGTTTTCCATATCACCTTTTTGGGTAGCGTGGACCATTCCCATAAATCTTTGTTGTGCTTTTGACTGTGCAGGCATATCTTTTAATATATAGTTTTACTAATATAAATATATAGTTTTAACATTAACCAATGAATTTTGATACTCTATTAGTTTATTTACCGATATATCAAAGACATCGTATTTGAATTTCCCAACTGAATTATTATCTTGCATCACCATTGGCATCATTGTTATGAACTTAAACCTCTCTTGATTTGCCAATAAATCATCACAATTACACTTAACCACTATATCATTATATGTGACACTATCCAATGGTTTAAACTTTTGGGTTATATCAATATCTGTAAGTTTTAATTCACTTGCTAAATAATCAACTGCTATTTCAGTATCACAATAGATATTTGAAAAATAAGGTTCTAAATAACCAACCACATCCTCTCTAGCATTTTCCAACACCAACGCAATATCATATTTTGGTATTATTGTTGGGTACTGATATTCATCATATAGTGGTGTTGTTCCCCATTTACGGATAAACTCTCTTGTCTGTCTAAATGCTAAATTATTCCAATCGTCACTCTTCTTTGCCAAATCATCCGTTTGAGTTGCGTGTTCAAATTGTCCACCTCTACAAGTTAAATGATAAACCAATGCATTCCAAGGTTGGATGAAATCATAACCATTTAGTAAAAAACGATTAAACAAATCTCTATCTTCACTATGTGATTTCATAATTGGGTCATGCCCACCTACGGATAAGAAATCTTCTCTATGGATGAGCCAGGGTGCGAATACACCTTTGGTTGTTCTATCATTATCTAAATTGTGTTCTACAAAATCATTAAACCTTTCTTTCATAAACCCATCCTTTACATCTTCCTCTGGCCACAATCCAAAGTTCTCAACTATCTTTGCTGGGTCTGATGGGTGTAATGGTGGTTCAATTCGGGTAGCTGATACTACAATACCTTTCTGCCAATTCTTATATAGGTTTAAATCCATATCTTTACCAGCTAACATATCTGCGTGGTATATCACTACGAACTCCGTAGTTGCCTTCTCAACCAATAAGTTGTATGCATTACCAATACCATACAATTCGGTGTGTGGGTTCTTATGGTACTCTATACCATTCTCCTTACACCAATCTTCCGTACCATCATTATCGGCATCTATGAATACTAATATCTTATGGTCTTTGTTATAGCAGTTCTCTCTAATATATTGAACTGCGTGTTTTAAGTATCGTAAGTTATTCTTACTGGTGATACAAAATGTAAAATCTGGTATTATTTCTATTGTTTCCATTATTCTCCTACGTCTACCACGTGTCTATCCCAACCTATGTGCTTACAATATCCTTCTCTGAATATCATAGCAAAGTATTCTCTTTCGTAATAGTATTTACTTATTTCTAATTCTCTACCAATCGGTGCATATCCATCCTTTGGATAATCTATCATCTTTCGCATTGATGGGTTGAATGTAAATCCATGCCAATGACCATCAAATCCCCAAATCAATCTACGAACTCCCCTGCCATTTACAGCATAGGTTGGGTCTATGGATGGGTGTGGTGTATCGTTGGGGTCTCTTGTCCATACACATATAATCTTTTCATCCAAATCAATTACATCCAAACAAGCCTCAATAAATCCTTCTTTGTAGAACTCCCAATCTTCTTCCATATGGAATACATATGGAGTTGTAATCATAGCGTATGCTTTATCTATACTACGAACTTGTCCTATGTTTTTGGGATTATCTATAAACTTAATGAATGGATACTTTTTAATCAAGTCATTATTACAACCAACTACACCACTATCATCAATCACTATAAACTTTTTGATTGGATGTGTGTTAAAATCATTGAAACTATCCAAAGTTTTCTCTAATAAATCTGGTCTGTTACAAGATGTAACTACAACTGAAACCTCTTTATAGTTGCTCATAGAAATCGTTTTGTTTTCTTTGTCTATCTATATCTTTGATGTGTTTGATTGAATATAATTCTTCTGGTGGGAATATGGAATAACTTTCGTATCCTTGTATCTTCTCATGTACTTTACCTGCCCAATAAATACCTTGTTTGTTTCGGTATAATCTACCTTGCACATCTGGATAATTTATCCAACCTTGCTCACTTATATTCCATCCCCACTTTTGTATATCATCAGGCGTTACACCATTTACAATGTTGATACGTGGTAGCCAAAACATATCTATTTCTGGATTTTCCTCTAATATAGTATGTAAGTTTTGAATAAGTGTTGCCTCTAAATCTTCATCTGCATCTAATTGGAAAATCCAATCTCCACTACAATTTTGATTTAGGTGTTGTTTAAACTGCCCGAAATCTCCGTTTAATGGAAATGATACTAACTTTTGTATTTTAGCATTAATCACACATTCGTTTAGATATTCTACAACGGGAATTGTTGCGGTTGATGAGTCAAACTGAATTACAATCTCATCCTCTACTCTTTTATTGGTAGATAATCGTTCTATAAGATTTTGTATCTCAACTATTTCGTTGGATACGGTCACACCATAACTAATTTGCATAATCTATTTTTTATTGTAACTTATTGGTACTAATTCTAACCCTATTTTTTTACCTAATTTTTCCACATTAAAATATACCTCCGTTACTCTTTTTAATCCCGGTATTTTATATGTTCTATAACAATCATATGGTTTAAGTAGTGGATTGGTTTTAACTTGTTTTTGATAAAAAGATTTACCTGTTCTATCTATTATAATTGGTTTTGCTCCCTGGTCATATTCCAAATTTTCACTAATAAGTGTATTGGTATTTTGTATATCCTTTAACAATGCCACCACATATAACGGGTCTTGTATCTTCTTCATTAGTTGACTATACACTCTTAATGGCAAAGGGTTTAACTTAATACAATGTAATAATTTATCGCCTCTGTTAAATCCCAATGTCAATAAGAGTGGAGTCTGTGATGGACCATATGTTTTAGATGAACCATTTACATAATCATATCCATATAATCTATAAAAAGCACCATTCTTAATCTGTGATTTAGTTGTTGGTTTCTCTACATAGAAATATGGAATATAATAATATAGGTTATTCATCTACCTTTGTTAGCTTTGGTAAGTTTAATGGAATAAATTGCTTTATTGTTGGAACATAATTTGTTAAAATAGTATCAAACAATTTAGTCATTTTTTCCAAACCAAAGTTTTGTTGATTTTGTTTTCCTAATTGTTGTGATGCAATTTTATACTTATCGTATCCCTTATAAATATCAGTTAATGTTTTAATTGCTCCAGTATAATTTACATAAAACCACTTTGTTCCTTCTAAAATGAATTGGTCTTGTGCAGATGGGTGTATATCTTTTAACTCACCATCCAATAATACTGCACCACTTTTTAAGAAATCCAAATGCCCACTCCATCCAGATGCTATAACTGGCTTACCTGTTAAGCTGAACTCTAATAGAGGTCTACCAAATCCTTCCCCATGTGTAAACGAAACCATAGCTTTTACCTTTGGGTGGTGGTACATCGCATTCATTTCTTCATCACTCAACTCACCATGCAGTAAATAGATTGGTGGAGTGTTTTTACCAAACTCTTCCGTAACCTCTTCTAATTTACCCATAGTTGCTTCCCTATCCATTACAGAAAAACCTGCCGAAGATGTTTTTAAGATAAGTGCAGGTGGGTTCTTTTGCCCTCTAAACGCGTGACAGAATGATTTAATCATCATACCTACATCTTTTCTATCGTGCCCTAAATCACCTCTCAACCAATGTCCTACAAATAGATAAGCAAAATCTTCTTTAATCTTATCCAATTCTACAAATTTTGTTTCTGGCTTTTTTCCAAAGAACTCTTCATTGTATCCTTCAAATAAAACCTCAATTGGTTTATCTAATTTATGTTGTTTGATTACCTGCTTTGTATTCTTATCGGTTTCGCTGTATATAGTTTTAACTAACACCTCTTTTGAAAACTCCGATGGAACTATAATCATATCCATACGATTACATCCTTGTATAAAATCAACCGAACAAGCAGTTGTTTCAATCCCAGCAGTAATACCAATGTTGTAATTACCCATAGGTTGAAATTCATTTGGGACTGTAACTTGTATGTAAACATCTGGCTTTCTATCTACACCAACAACAATTCGTTGTATAATATCTTCATCGTTTGCAGTTAATGCCGTCATAGGTGTTACTCCCCAACGAGTTGAAATGATACGAACATCGTATTTATCCAATTTAATTAGGGAACGAACCAAATCTCGTGCGTGGTCACCATAACCACTTCTTGTACTAACTGGTGCTTGAAATAATAATAAAGGTTTTTTAATATCTGCCATAACTTATTTGTCTAATGTAAATAATTCGTACTTCTTGCGAGGTGTAAAGTTTTCTAATGCATCGTTGATACCATCTGTCATAGTTTTACACATATTTTCTAATGATAACCCACCTTCACCTAAAGCCCACTCTCTACCTCTCAATCCCATTGCCTTTCTCTCTGCATGAGTCCTATTATATAACTCACGTAGTGCAGATGATACCTCATAATTATCCACGTGGTCTTCCATAATATATGGTGTTGGTGGTGAACCGGTGTAAGAACGAGAGCGACTCCATATTGGAATAACCCAATCTCCCCAAGTTACCTTATCTTCAAACTTTCTCCAATCGTGCAAAGAACCAATCTCTACATAATCTTCTTCGTTTAATGCTACTCCACTATCTTTCCAACGGAAACCACATTGGTCTTGTAATCCACCAGTTACATTTACAATAACAGGTGTTCCTGCTACAATACTTTCTGCACTAGCCAATCCAAATCCTTCTGCTGATGAAATGTTTAAAGTAACATCTGCTATATTGTATAGTTGGTTTAGTTGTTGCTCATTCCACTTTCTATCATCGAATATCACATTTATCCCATCACACAAATCTGCTACTACCTTTGGTAAATCTGTACCATTCTCATCTACTTTTTGTGTGTGCATCAATAGAGCACATTTATCACGCTCTTCTTCTGGTAGGTTATTTACGAAATCTCTGAATGAAACAATCACATCAATTGCCTGCTTTCTACGAATATTTCGGTTATTCCAATATGCTATAAAATCATATTTCTTATCACCCAATACCTCTTTGTAGAATGTGTCATCAATTTGTGTTGGTTTGTAATCAGTTCCGTTGATACCATGTGGTACATACTTTACTTGCCAATCCGCAGGTTGCTTCCAACGTGATTTAGTATCCATACCCCATACTCTACGAGTAATACCATAGGTTTGTCTTGATATAGTACCAACCCAATCACAACTCTCTAAATAATCTCTGTTGTATTGTGGGTCTGGTAAATCATCCCAAATGTGATAGAATAGGATTGGGATGTTTTGACGGATTTCGTGCTCAATTTGATATAACCAAATCCAATACCTCGGGTCTGTAAAGTGTAGGATTGCATCTGGGTTTTCCATATTGATGATTTGCCTTAATGAATCAGCAGTACCATAGCCTGATGATGGATAGATTTTTACATATGCATCTTCGATACCCGTTCTCTTACGAACATCATCACATAAATCCATAATCTTACCTTCTTCTGGATGTTTTACCGCTGCACCAATTTGTACCCAATCGAAATCTTTTAATGTACCTAATACGAATTGCTTTGACATATTAGCAATACCACTTGCCATTCGTAGGTCATCTGATAGTAACAATATTTTCTTTTTTGCCATAACTTATTAAAATGCTGAACCGCTAATTTGTAGTTTATTATAATTGTTTAAATTGTTTTTGTAATTTTCATCATTCAGATAAAGATTTATACTACGATTTACCAACTTTTGAAGAGTTATTCCGTGCTCACTTACCGATGCAACCCTAAATGTTTGATATAAATCAGAGATTATCTTTACCGAAGTCAGTTTAGTTTCTGGTTTTTTCATAATTATTTATTTTATATATATAAATATACGAAAAATAAATTTCCGTATATAAGTATATATACTTTTTTTTAATTATTTTTGGCGAGCAGGGCATCTATCTACGAATGGGCAAAACCTGCAGTTCTTATTTCCATCACCAGGATTTGGTGTGTAATCCATATCTAAATTATCTGTACCATCTTCGTTGAATACTTCATCTACGAACTTCATAAAATCTTTGACTGCACGAGCCACCGATGGACCACCATTAGCAGGAATTAATTTAGAAATACGTGGAATGGTAAATTCTGTATTCTCACTAATCTTTCGTTTAATGATTTGGAACTCTACCTGTATTCTATCTATCGGATGATTATATTGCTCTGAATAATAATGTTTGTATAATAATAATTGGTTTAGTTTTGTTTTATCTGCTTTCTGCTCTTTACTCCACCCACGAGTAGATGTTTTGAAGTCAATAATCTTTAATAGGTTGAACTCTTTGTGGCGTATTACTATGTCTAAATACCCTAACATACTTACATTAGGTTTTAGCTGGATATTTAGGGGTAATTCAATACCTACTAATTCCCATCCTTTCTTTGTGAAGAAATCATCACTATGCTTTTTGAAATATTCGAGGCAAATAACCCCGTCATCAAAGAACTCCTCTAATTCTTTTTTGGTACATACAAACTTTCCGTCTTCAAATCCTTCGTGCTCCTTCTTAAAAGTATCTACAAGTCTTTCTTTGAGAAGTTGTGGTAAGTTGATTTCGTTGGCCTCTTTCTTTGTTTTGTTATAGAAAATATCCAAATAGTGTTGTAAGGTTTCGTGGAATGCAGTACCAAATATTGTGTGAATACTGCCGGAGTAAACACCCAACTTATCAATATAATTGAATTTATACTGCTGTTTGCAGGTGGTCCACATAGAATATCTTGAGTAACTTACACGCGCCATAGTCATTTTCTTTAAGTACAAACAAAGATACAAAAAAAGATTTGGTTTCCCAAATCTTTTTCTGATTATTTTTAATAAAATTTATTTTAATTTACATTATGTAATTGGTGTTCCTCCAATGCTTTAGTTGTATATCTATCATACTGAATATCAAAACCTTCATCGGCAACATCAATAAGTGCATCTTCCAAATTAAATGATAATTGACCACTCCCTTTAATATTTGTTATAAGTTTATTCCAACTATTTACGTTTTTAGTTTTAATACCGCGCGAAACACCAATGATTTTAAAGACGTTTTTGGTAGTAACTACATATCCAATTGATTGTAATCTAGCAGATTCATTGAAATCATCTCGCTTACATTCAATTATAATACATTTAGTATCGGAGGTTACTTTATCTCCCTTATTTACCATATATATTTTAAAATCATGTCTTTTATCATCGGAGTTCCATTCCATATAAACAAGCTTTTTTCTTTCATCCTCTGACATATCATTAAGAAAATCTAAACCCCAACTTGTTCTTGTACGATTACAAGCAGCACGCCCTCCAAAATCTTTAACAATTACATCATACATCCACAATTGAATTGCACGTTCTAATAATTTGTTATCTGGATACGTGTCCAAAAGATATGGTTTTAATATATCAGAAAGTGTTTTGGATAATATGGGATTAACTCCAGCAAACTTATCAACCGTAACAAAAAATGGTCTTAATTCAACTTTATCAATATCACATTCCAAAACAACATTATTCAAAGAAGTTGAACCAGAATGCCCTCTTAATGGAATCATAAATGCAATCTGATTAGAACCCTTATAATATACTGTTAAATACGGTCTATCTCCTTCCATTATACCAATATTCCCACTACGTTTACCTAATTTAATATTATCCAATGTAATTGATATTTCAGTATCATCTAATGGTACTTTAACAACTAATTGTTTTATTGTTTTATGGTCATATGTTAAGCAATTAAATTCAGCAGTTTGTAGTGGTGTTCCTTTTTTACTTACCCAACTAACTCCTTTTGATTGGATTGGACTACTTAATTCTCTATCAATTGTTTCCGTAGGAAATCCAGATGCTTCTAGAATATAATTTCTACCATCACTTACATTTCTATTATCATATATACTTAATATATCCCTTAAACCATCAATAAACTTTCGATAATCACCCATTTGTTTGGTATATGGTATATTCATTTCAATAATAACACCACTTTTTGGTTCATTAATTTCTTCAAAAGAAGTTTCGCCAGTTTTAACATTCCAAACTTCCCACTTTTCCATTTCGGAAGTTTTTACTTTATATACCAACGCTGATGTATAAAGTGATTGTGTGTAAATGCCAGTTCCATATATAGAACTAGAATCGTTTTCTTTCTTTGGTTTAAATGTTACACCCTTAACAATAGTTTCATCTAAACCATCACCATATTGAATGACCTTTATATCAAACCCATTGGTGGTCTTTTTGATTTGAAACAATACCTTTTTAACATTTCTAGGAATATTTGTAAGAATTTCAAACCATAGTTTTAATATGTTCTTACTTAATTCTTGATTTTGCTGCATTGCTGCAGAACCTACGGATTCCATAGATTTCATTTTAGCAATTTGCGGTTCAACCGCTCTAATAAGAGCACGTTTTACATTGCGTTTTAAGCCACTAATTTCTGATTCATTTGAAACTACTGCCTTTTTCGTTTCTTGCATGATTTTTGTAAACATTGTTTATTTTATTTATTTTTTGCCTACTCTATTCGGTTTTCGGCTTACCCGTTTTTTTAATTGTATAAAGATACAAATAAAGTTTTAATTATCCTAATTATTTTTAATAAAATTAACAAAATCTTGTAATTTGTTTTCGTTGATTGGTTTATAGTGTGGATTACGCCAGATTGGTTTTGTAGATGAACGCTTCCCATCACATAAATAAAACACTTTGTGGATGTTTCCTTCATCCATATAGTATTCATATGCCTTATCACTTACACTATTCTCTAATGCTAGGATAAAGGTAGTAGGTTTTGATTGAACACCATTTAGGATTCTACCAAAATCTGAACTAGCCCTTTCCATAAAACATCTATCTAAATATGCTTTACACTCACCAATCTTTGCCATAGTTCCATCGGTATGGTATAGGTGTCTATCTACCTGAAACTTTAAGGTATAACCACTTTTACTCACCGATTCAATAAAATCGTTCTTCTTTGATTCACCACCGATTTCAGTTTTCCAAATCAAATCTAACAATCCCTCTACCACTTCTTTCATAGTGGAACGAACCATACCCATCTCGCCTTTGTTAGCGAATGATGCTGCTAATTGGACATTATCTTCGTAATACTTTATGTAAGTTTGTAAGTTGCTCATAGTTTATTGTTTTATTTAACCCATTCTTCAAATGCAATCTCATACGCTACCACCGGTTCGTATCCATCTCTAATCAATCGTTCTGCCTCATCTACCACTTCCTCTCGTAATCCCCAAGCAGATGCTTCTACACAAATCAATTCAATTTGTTGTAAATCTCCTAATGTTAGTTCCATATTAGTAAGATTTTATGTTTTCCGAATAAGTTGTTTTACCGGCAGTTTGTGTAGAAATGGTTTCACCTTTGGTTGTAAAATAATGATAGTGTCCGTTATCAAAAAAACGATAAACCTTTACACCATCTTTATCAAAAAGGTATTCTACTTCAAATCCATCATCCTTACCAATTCTTTCTTTTGATATTGGTTCGTTTATACAAGCTCCGAAAATCATAGCACCTAGTACTATGATAATCGTATAGAATGTTAGTATCCTTTTCATATTACCAAGAAGATGAATAATAATAATCAGCAGTAGTATCAGGTAATACTCCCTCTAAAATCTCAATAGTGTTTTGAATACCATCAAAGTACCATTCATCATATTCAGTTCCACCAAAGAAGAAACCACTTGCAGTTGGTAATAATTCCTCTGCGCGTGAATTATCATTTAGGATTTTCTTACATATTTCCAACAAATCTTCCAACTGACCTTTACTAACAGAATACTCACCACAATTATCTACACCATTCTGCACATTCTCAACGAACCATTGGTGGATTTGGTTTTGCTTTCGCCAATAACCAACTTCTTCAATAACATAAGTAACACGTTTCGGGTCAATCTTTACAGGTTCACCACCTTTGGTTACTTCTACATTGTACTGCTCTTCTGGTGTTTGATGCTCCCATTGTCTAACATAGGTACGCTTCTCTAAATACATGTCTAATCCCATATCTTTATTATTTTATAAGTAACATTGTTTATGTGTGAGTGCTAATAATTTAATAACTCTAATGTTATCACTATCAGCACGAGTAACTGCTCCAACCAAATCGTTAGCACAAACTGCTTCTACGAAACCACCACCCGCATAAGATGATTTATCACGCGTTACCATAATCGAAACCATCATTTCAATATTATGGTCACTTACATTTGGAAATTCTGATTTCCATTCATTAGCGAATTGAATAGCTCGCTGTCTACATTGCTCTCTAATATGCATACTTTTAAATTTTATAATTTTTAATAACCGAAACTACATTTTTTATTCTATTGTAAAGTGCCTTATCTACGTTTGCACCTCTAGCTACTTCAAGTAAATCATCGTAAAGGTAGCCATCAAATAATCCGTATAACATATTCATAAGGTCAAAACCAGTATTGAAATCAACCTCTTTTAAAATATCCATAATTTCACCTCGTGTTTCCGAAGTCATATTGGCGTGTCTGTTAAATCTAATAAAACTCATATCTTATTTGTTTAAAGTGTCTAACTCAATAATTTCTGGTCCGTATTTAATGAACCTTTTTATAGAATTGAAGATTTTAATTGCTTCCTCTTTTGAAGGAGCAGAGATGAAGATTTGCTCATCATCGAAATCATTGTAACCTGGCACCCAGCCGTAATAATTAAATTGGTAATTTTTCATAACTTTTATATTTTATTCTTCACAAACCGAAAACTCAATTGCTGGTCCTAATGTGAATCCACCACTAACACCTGCGTAATTGTAATTGGGTTCTAATATCTCTCTAACTTTCTCTCTATCAAATGAGTCAAACTGAATTTCGTGCTCATGTGGTTCGGTCAGATACTCACCGATTGCTGCCTCAATATCCTCTGTGGATGCGATGCGATACTCACCATACTCTTCATTGTAGAAATCATTACAGTACTCAATAAATTCTTTAAGGTCTGATAGAAAACTCACTGCTTTCATCATCGGAATTGGGGCTTCATTCATCATATCTTTATTGTTTTATGTTTAACTCTTATTACTCTATAAAGGTAAGCAAAATAATTCAATTATGCAACGTCTTTGTAAAATATTTTTTAATTATTTTAGGCGATACATAAATAAATATCCACAATCTTCATCGTAATCTGCATCTTCAACTACCTCATTCGAACCACCGATGATGGCCTGTAATTTAGCCAAATCAACGCTTCTCCAATAACCAAATCGGAAAAACACATTATAATCACCACCCCAAACCTGTTTGATTTCAAAATCACCAAACTCTGCTTCAATCGTTTTTAATGTTGAAATACTCAATCCGTTTCTCATATATTTATTTGTTTATGTTTAACAATTCAAATTAAGCCATCCAAGACTCATACCCACGTTCAACCAACGCAGGTATTACCTCTGCGTAACGCTCCTCACTCACCACCCCATGCCAAAAGGTGTAATCCCAATTGACCTTATGGGGGTCATTACTCCCAGCGAACTCCGCCATTGTGATTAACAAATCACAATACTCACTCACACTCATTGAAACAATCTCTTCGTTACTCATATCTTTATTTTTTATGTTTATCTCTTACTACTCTATAAAGGTAGGCAAAATAATTCACATTTCCTAATGTTTTCTTAATTATTTTCAAAATATTTTTTTAATATATTTATATATACATTGGAAGTTATATGAAAACATTTTTTACAAAAGCATTAGTTTATTCAATTGGAACAATTGTAGTTTCAGCTGCGGTATTTAGTATTACTATGGCGGGGTTAAACCTTGCTGGTCAAACTGATATTACCAACCAAGTTATTGAAGAAATGGATGAAGTTTTAGGAATCTAAAGCATTAATCTAGAACCTATTAAGAAATTACTTAATATCGGTGCTCCAGAAGCAGTTGATGTGTTTATCTTATAGTTGAAACTCAAACCAAACTTTTTGGATAATTTATAATCTACGGATGTTCCTAATAAAAATCCAAAGTCTTTACCCATTTTTATATCCCCATTAGAACTATCCCAACTCCCACCCGGTAACATCGTAAATATCTGTGGTGATAGTGTTAGTTTTTTATTCATTTGATATGGTTTAGTCCAAAAGGCAACGGTTGAACTACTCATACCATACGAATACCCACCAGTTTCTTGCGGTGATAGTAAATTAACCAAACCCACATTATAACCATATACACCAAATTTAGGATGTGGTTTAATCCAAGTAAATCCAGCTAACCCCATTAAAGTTCCACTTAAATATGCAGTAGTAACTGAATAGGAGTTCATAGATACTAATGCTCCATCCTTTAAGTTCATTTTAGTAATACCACCACTCAAAGCAAATTGCTTTAAGCTAGACCATATCATAGATGTTCCTGAATAACTAACATTACCTGCTGCCGATGAACGAGATACACCCAATGTTATAATAGCATCCCAATTAGCAGTATCAGATTGAACTACACTTAAATCGGATGCAAATAGTAATGGGTTTATTATTGCAGCCTTTTTCTTTTCTTCCTTCTTCTCCTCTTTCTTTTCTTCTTTTTTAGATTCGGATTTAGATTCTTCTTTCTTTTCCTCACTCTTACTTTCTGATTTGGATTCTTCTTTTGATTCGGATTTAGATTCAGATTTGGATTCACTCTTACTTTCCGATTTAGCTTCAGCCTTTGCCTCTGCTTTTGCTTCAGCTTTTGCTTCGGCTTTTGGAGCAGCTCCTCCTCCCCCACTTTGTGATGAACCACCACTTGCTGGCGCAGGTGTATTATTGGCTGCTGGTGCAGGAGCGGATGGGGTTGGTGCTGATGGAGTTGGTGGTGGGGGTGGAACTGCGGAAGCTGCTGCCGATGAAGCTGCCCCACCAGCCGCCGAACCAGCTGCCGATGATGCGGCTCCACCCGCCGCCGAACCAGCTGCTTTTGAAGCCGCTGCCGATGCAGCTGCTGCCGCAGCTTTTGAGGCTGCTTCTGCCGCCGCTTTTGCTGCCGCCTCTTCTGCGGCTTTTGAGGCTGCCGCCTCCGCAGCTTTTGAAGCCGCTGCCGATGCAGCTGCCGAAGCCGCCGCCTCCGCAGCTTTTGATGCAGCCGCCGCCGCTGCTTGCGTTGCTGCCGCCGCTGCCGCTTGCTGAACTGCCTGATTTACCGTTTGTTGAACTGTTTGTTGAACTACCGTTGCAGCACACCCTTTGTTAGCGTATGTGATATATACCGCTTGTAACCAAATTTTCATTGCACCACTTTGAACTTCATCGGGTGTAAATACTTTCATTTGGTCATAAAATGATACAAAAGCATTTCCATTAACGTAAGTAGTAGTGGCAAGTTTTACTTCACCAGTACACTTATCTATAAATGTTTGTGTAAATGTTGTTTGTCCGTTAGCTTTGAAAGCTAGACAGAATATGAATAATACACTTAATAGTATTCTTAACTTTTTCAATCATTATGATATTTTCTACTTATATAAATATCACTTAATTTCCTTTTGTTGGGAATTTTGTCCAACCATTTGTCCAAGTTGGTTTAGATAAAGTTTCAATTTCAGTTGCAGTTAAAGTTATTTCAGTATTACCTTCACTTAATGCTTTTGTTTTAACTAAATCAGATGTGATAATAGTAGTTGCTCTACTGATAAAGTTCAATGAATTAAATGAACCGATTTTATTGTTTTGAAACTTACTTACACCATCTTTGTAGAATTGTGCCGTTTCGTTACTTTCCATTGAGAAACCACCTTTCATATATCCAATGATTGTAGAGTTATATACTTCAAATTGAGTTGCTCTTCTCCATCTCATTGCTAAATTATGATTTGATAAAGATGTAGCATCGTTAGGTCCAATTAAAATTACACCATCTAATATAGGATGTGTAAATGGTTCTGCAGATGAACCCGTTCCATCGTTATCACACTCTACACCATTTCCTGCATCTCCGTTATCTACAAATTGTGGGTCTCTTTTGGAAACTGAATTAGATACTTTACCTCTATATCCAAAATCAAAATCATAATCATCATCCGCAGTTCCGTATGCGTATAGATTTTTAGCATTTACAGTTCCACCAAAGAATTCAAATGCATCATCATTAGCGTAGATAGTTTGAACATTCTCAATGATTGTTCCACTACCAACTCCACCCAATGTTAGTGCGTTGATTTCAGAGTTTGGCATTGCTGCAATACCAGCGTATTCAATACGAACATATTTTAAGATACCACTATTATCTAAATCGTTAGTACCACCATACGGTCTACCAATACCACCTTCGATAGTTGGTTCGGATGTTCTATTGGTTTTTGCTCTACCCAATATTACAATACCACCCCAATCACCTGGAGTTCTTTCACCTACTGGTCTACCAGATGTAAATATGATTGGTTTTGTTGCAGTACCTTCTGCTACAATTTGTGCTCCTCTTTCAATACATAATGCACCTTTCTCACTTATATCAGATTTGATTATTGTGCCAGGTTGAATGATAAGTTTAGCACCATCGGTTACATAAACATATCCTTTTAATACCCACTCTTTATCCGATGTAAGAGTTGTAGTTGATGTGATAT